TTTCCATTGAAAACTTGTTCATAGTGGAAGCCTCGACAGAGGCGCAACCACGTATGCTCAGGGGTCTCAAGACCCTTGATTTTCAGAGAACGCAAAAGCGTCTTCTGAGTGTCATCCCTCGGACGAAGGACGGCATCACCGAGGTACTTAGAAAGTTCCTCGTACACAGGCACCATAAAATGGTGCTTGTGGGCAACCTCCGTAGTCCGTTCAGAACGGACGAAACGGAAGTTGAACGAATGAGTCATTAAAGAACTCATCCTGTATAGGGCCTCTCGGGGATCCCTACACTTGTCCTGAACAACCTTGTTCAGGAACACCGGATCCGATATAAAGGACCCGTCTCCCCCCATTTCAAGGGGGGTAAACGGACACAAAGTGTCCGTATCCTGAGGAACAATGATATGTTGAATCAGGGATGCGGTCTCAAACAATGGGACCGCTGGCTTATTCACAGAATAACACCATTTAGTCTCTTTTCCAAGAAGACTAAACCTCCCGATGTTAGTCATCGAGTAGGAGTCCGTTTCGGACTTTTGGCTTAATAAAAGCCGAATTCTCGGGTAATCTAAATACCCGAGCTCCGTTCCCCGACGCATGGAAACATGCGTGGCGAACGACGGGCCCTGTGGTACCAGGGACCCTTCCTCACAGTAAAACATGAGGCGCCGAGATATGTAAGTATCCGGCTGACTGATCTTAAAACCAGTCTGTTCCAACACCTCCAAATGGTGGTGGAGTTTCTTCCGCGAACGCGAAAGGACAACCTCGTCGTCACCAACGAGGGAGTAGACCTGTAAGTCACACAGGCGCATACTATAGTCATGGACTATAGTCAGGATGACCTTAGTCATCATGTCACCCATGAACCAGCCACGGGTGGTCACGGTGAGGGAGTAAGTCCCACCGCGACGAGGAACGAAAACGAACCTCTTCCCGCAATATAAAGTCATTGCGAGAGTAGCCAGGCCCAAAGGAAAGCCTGGCTTACAGCTTGCCAGCTGTATTAGTGAGCTCCACACTTGTCGAGCCACATACCGATTGCCAAAATCGGTGGCCTCAGATAAATCTGAGGAAAGGGCCCAAATAGGGTCCTCACCCACCGTTTTAGGTAGGTGTTCCCACATTGTAGACTGTGGGTTAAGTGTGTCGGTTAGAAACCGCCACAAGTGCCGGTCGCGGGTTAAACCCGACACGACACCCCGCGAACGTAAAGTCGCGGCAAAGATGTGTGCAAACACACCCATTATCACCTGATAGGCATAAGGTGCCACGGTGATAGTCCGGGCTTTGCCCGGTTCCGCCACACAATGTAGGCGGACACACCTCACCGCAGTGGGGTTGTGAATCGCGTATTGGGTAGCCCAATACACGACATCCCGGGAGTTTGTTAACCTCCTGGGCTTCTCAAGCCGGATAGGCTTGAGATCTTTGGGTTCATAAATGACCCGAAGTGGGCGATTCTTAATAGGTCGCCCCGGCGCACATAAGCGCCGAAGGTAGGCGGATTTACCGCCTACCTGCCTAGTGCTTTCCAAGCACGAGGTGGTTCCCACGCTAATACGGGCGTGGGATGCATCGGAGCCTAAGGCTCCGTGTACGGTTCGCTCGAGGACCGTAGGGTCCAAGCGAATCTCATGTGACGGTTCCGTCACAGTTTGACAAAATTTGTCAATACTAGCAAGAATCATCTTGCTATCCGCGAGCCCAGTGGCTCGCGTTTGTGTCCAACAAAGGACATACCTACCCCAGCTAGCTGGGGAGTCAAATTCCGTGATAGCACGGAATTGTGTATAATAGGGACGTAAGTCCCTATTAACCCTTAGGCACCGACCTAAGGCGAAGGATCTTCGCATATCCTTCTTTAAGGACTTCCAGTCCTTTTGAAACTGCGCATAGTTATTTGCACAGTTTTCCAACGCCCAGCGTTGGAGGTGGTCAATGACCACGTAATCCTCACCCTGGGTGAGGAGATACGGCAATACTGCCGCATTAGCCGTGTGAAACCATTGTCTAACACGGTTGAGTCCACCTCTACGTTGGAGGTGGAGACGCAACTTCAATTTGAAGTTGTCACTAGCCTTGTAATAAAGGCTAGACAGGATCAAATGAACCTGTTCGCTCGGACTAAAGTCCGAGAGATAAGTAGG